CGAATGCAATGGGGAGTGGTGCACCTGTTGCAACTGCTGCGGTGTAGAGAGCAATATTCCCTCCAATTTCACCAACTTTTGTCAATGCGGGGTATTCCTTACTCAAAAATTCCTCTTGTGCCTTCAATTCCTCTGGTACTACTACCTTACCAAACTTACGGTAGATGTGACCGAAGGAACGGGAGAAGGATAGGCCGAGTGCTTGGAGGGGTTTGGGCCAACGCTTGTATATTCCAAGATAAGGTTCAACTTTCTGTAATTCTTCTAAAGGAGGTAATCTACGAGGGATGTAGTCGGTGGGGCGGGGAGCGCGTATCTCTGGTTCCACTTCTAATGCAGACCAGTCAAGTTTGGGTTCCTCAAGTGCAGACCAATCTAACTTTGGTTTCGTGTCAAGTTCGAGTGCACCCCAGTCAGGCATCTTACCTCCTCAGCAAACCTCTTCTTACTGCTTCTCTTCTTGCCTGTGTGTCCCCTGCTTTCACTTTTGGATATAACTCATCTTCACTCATTGCCCTGTAATTTAATTTAGGTTGTTTCTCCACTTTCTTTTTTACCTTCACTTCAGGTGGAGGAAATTGTTTGTCGAGTAGTTCCGCTACTTCAGGATAGTTTTCCCTCCAATTGACGTCACCTAACTCTAACATTACTCTTTTCTCTGCTTCTTCTCTCTTTCTAATAGGAATAGGGAAGCCAGTTAGGGAAGGAACTTCTTTTGCAGTCAACATTGCTGCAACTTTCCCAACATCTTTAGGTCTTGCACCCAACCCATATGGCACAGCCATTCCCACATCTGCGAGTGTTACTTGTGATTGGGGGTGAGAAAGTAATTCTTTTGCTGCAGCAGGGGGCAACGCTTTTGCTGTTTCTATAAGAAGGTTTGCTAACTCTTTCTTTCTTTGAAAGGATAATTTACCTAATTCAAGTTCACGTTCTCTTCTTTTCTCCCTCGTAGTAACAAATGCCTCAGTCCCCGTCCTTATCGCCTCAGCGAGTGGTGCGTATGGGTCTTCTACTGGCAATGTACCAAGCCACTGTATTGGCATATCTACCTCCTTATGTTATGTGTAATTGGTAAATTCAATTTTTGTATTTACTAAATTCATCTACCACCAAATTGAGGCATTCCCCATGGCTGTCTGAAGAAACCTGCTTGTCCGACTTGTCCTTGTAAAGCACCACCCACGCCAGTACCTATACCACCACCTACAGCAGCACCAGCGGGACCACCCAAGGCACCTCCTAATCCAGCACCAATTATTGGTGCGGCTGCACCAAGTAATTGCATAAATGGAGATGGTCGACCTGGTCTATAAAACATTGCCTTCGCTGGTATTCCAAGTAGTTGGAGTGCGTAATTAAGTACGGGTGACAATTCAGGTGCTGTCCTTCTAAATTCCTCAAGTCTCCCAGCGAGTTCCGCCTGTTCTATTCCACGAGCCACCTCACCCAACTGTATTGCTGCCTGTGCTCTCCTCAACGGTGCTTCCTCCATCATAGGGAGGTATGGTAACATCGCCCTCGCCGCTGCTCTCTCCTGCATTATCACATTACCGAGTTCCGCCTGCTGTGCTTCTCCCCACCTCTGTGCTGCCCTCTCCACATCTGTTACATATGGTGTCCCATACAATGTGCCTGGTGCAACACGTGCCTCTCTCATTGCGGGTACCATCTCCTCTTCCCACATTCTTCTCCATTGTGGGGCGCGATGCATCTCCCACCACTGTCTTACTTCCTCTGGTGACATACCTGCAAGTGCCTCTCTGTATCGTTCCATTCCAAGTTGTGTTATACCAGGTATATCCTCCACATATTCACCGAGACGTTCTAATCCTGCTCGTTGAATTGGTTCAAGTGGTGCAGCAAACCTACCTTCCCACGCTGGTAACCCACGCCCTATTCTCTCCTCAAGGAATGGTGCGAGTTTGCCCATCACTCTTTGTTGTTCTGGTGTCAATGCAGATACTTCTTCTATTCTACCTTTTCTACCCTTGAAAAACCTTCCTTTTCCTGCTATTGCTCCTAACCCTGCACCTATTGCTGCTGGTAATAACCACTTTGGCATCTTTCCCTCCTTTTATTTATGTGAGTGTCGCATACCTCAACACCCCATTCATCTTAGTATAAATACGTCTCGTATCGACCTGATTGTCATACAACACAATCTCCCCTTCTCCTAAATCACCCACTGCTGGTACACTACTCACAACTCTATGTCTCACTGTGCCCATACTTATATCATAATATGCCTTCTTGAAGTACTCCTCAATTGACCTACATAGTTGTGATAACCAATGCTCTAAGTCACGTATCTGCTCAGTCTTTTCCCCAATTAGGTCTAAGTCAGGCACCAACATCACATCTCTTGGTAAGTTGATAGTCATTACTTCACCCCTCTATCTGACGCTGGGAGGTAACCTATCTCGAACATTCTTAATTCAAATGTCTCCCCCACTGCATTATTGCGGAATCTGAAACGTACCTGTGGTGCATTTATTTCAAAGTCGTAGTTATATAGAGACCACGCACTTGTTAATGTAAATACCTTCTCACTACTCCAACTCACACCGAGGTCAGTACTATATGATATCTTCATACTGTTTCCTCGTGCCTCGAAGTTCAACTCCATCCAGTTTGTTATTTCCCTGATGTATGCCTCACCCACTACAAAATCCTTTGTTTCCCACCATCCATCGATTGCGCTCCCCACCAAGTTACTGGTCAAGTCATCATCTTTATACACATATCCACTTGTATCACCGAATAGATTGATTGGGGCAAGTGCAAGCAAAGAACTGTCATCCCACCTTGTTGTGGTAAAACTATTCCAACTGTTGGTCATTTCATTCCACGTGGGTCTACTCTTTGTTTCGTAGTAGCCATACCCTGTGTATGAGCGAGCACCCCTACTCCAATTTTCATACTTCAAGTTGTATATGAAATAACAGTTGGGTATAACACTACCCGCAATTGGTACAAATAAGCGTATCTCCTCCTTCTCCTCAACATATACCATAAATGACCTATGGATGTATTCTGGATTGATAAGTCTGAATAATTCCTCTTTTATTCCTTTCCCTATCCTCTCAACATTCCTTCCGCCACTGTATGAGTAGATGTCGTCCCAGCCGAGGAAGATATGTTCCTCACCTAAGTTGACCAATGCACGGGGTGCTGCGAGCCCTGTACCACTTAAACGTGTGTTGAATAAGTAAGGTTCATCAACCTCCGCCTTATACTCCATCAATGCAATTGTCCTCTCACCATACACTACTACATAGTTACCAAGTTTCTCTGCACTTTGGAGGAAGTCGACACCAAGTACGGTGATTAAATCAGTATATCCACTCCCTGCACCTGACCAATTCTCGGGATTTGCTACAACCGACCAACGTACCCGTTGGGGGTATACAGTTCCTCCTTCGACTGTGTGGAATAGGCAGAGACGTTCACCAAATTTCAATACCTTCTTTGCCTTATAGTTACTCGCACCACCCAGTAGAGCGACGCTCCCTGATGTCATATCCCACTTGTGTATGTTGTCGGCGTAGTTACAGAAGATGTATAGGTCATTCATTATCTCACTGCTGAAGGAGTTATCTTCATCACCTGTGTAGAGTTTGCGTATGACGTATGGTTGACCTGATGCACTTGACTGGGCGTATGCGGTTGTCAGTGTTATCTGCGTCTCACTATCCACACTCTGCACGGTGTACCACACCGTGATTGCATCGGGGTTGGTATTACCTACACCAAATTTGTCACCCCCTTTGATTCCCGCGGTTACCCAACCTGTGCCTGTCCCCGTCACTACCGCACTCCCATTTGTTACTGACACCGTCCCAGTGGTGTGGCGTAGGGTGAGGTAGTTATATCTGTTGGTGACTGTGTTGTAGACATACACATCTCTTGTTGTGTGACAAACCAATCTCTCCGAGCCGTCACTCTTGTAGTATTGGTCGAGGTGCATCACCGTTCCATTTAGGGGGTAGGTGTTTGTCTGTGCGAAGTATGATGTGCCTCTCGACTTACTCACTTTACCTTCACGTAGTACGACCTCATTGCAGTTTGGTGTATTTGTCTCAGCAATCATCGTACTCGGCACGTCGTAGATGAGACCTGCGGTTGGTGCGTATATTTTGTGATACTGACGACGTTTTGTTGGTAGTCTAAGTGTTGGCATTTTTAATCTGCTAATGGCAATGATTTAACTGCAGCTCCACTATAGACACGAACTGGTGAAGCTGTCGGGTCATCTGTGTCAAGTAGGGGAATCGAGTAAGTGATTCCACCCTTTCTTATTCTCAATTTATTACCTGTTAGTGTCTCCCATTTTCCAATGATTGCTGTGGTAGTAGACTTCCTCAATCTAAATGCTTCCGTATATTTTTCTCTGTAGGATTGAACTTCGTGCATTCTATGGGTGGTATATTGTCGTCTATCTCCTTCGTAGCTATATGAGTAGCCGTACATGTAGTGTCTTGTACCGGTGACATTGTCCCAACCTGTGGTGAGGTTCCTCTCATATGTCCTCCAAGCCCATACATTTGAACCAAATCCTGCCTCATTTATAACCCATTCATTTATCATTGTCCAAGTTCCACCAATTCTCAAGAAGATTCTAAAAGTCATATTAGATTGTTTGTAGTTTCCTCCGTAGGTTCCCTGTGTGGAGTAGACGTAGACCCTATGGATTCTAATTGGTTTTACCCATACGGCGTCAAAGGTTAATGTTCCTGTAGCATCACCATCTCCTTCGTGATATATTTGGTATTGGTAATAGGTAGTTGTACTACCATCATAGATATTTTCTATTACTCCAGAATAGGAACCACTTCCACTGGTGGCTTCACCAACTGCACTTTTTGTAACGTAAGTTTTGGGGATTATGTCTGTGTATTCCATATTATATATCTGTCCTAAACCAAATTTGACCTGCAACTGGAGAAGACGGGTCGGTTGTTCTATTTTCTATAACTAAGGATATTGCTTGTTGCTGAGCAAAGTTTGCGTTTCCTCCTAAGGTGATTCCTGCGGAAAATACAGGAATAGAAGAAAATGTCTTTACCCCTGCAATGGTCTGGTCACCAGTTGTTCGCACAAATCCCGTAAATTCCACTGTGATGTCTGTCCACGTCCCCGCTGTTCTGCAGTGGTATAATTTAAATGTGTCAGTTGCGTAGTAGAGTTGATTCAATTTGGGTGATGTGGGTTTACCCGCATCTGTCCCCGATTGTATTCGTGCACTGCCATCTTTATGTAGACCGTCGTCAGTGACATTTACCCCCCAGATATGTTCTATTGCGAGTCTTTCACGTATGTCCACCTTCGTAGCTCGTATCTCATCATCCCCCGCACTGACATAATCTGTACCCGCTGGTTTACTCTCGTCCCAAGCACGTGTTGCTGGCATATCTACCTCCTTCCATTTCCATTTATCCTATCTAATAGTGTTTCAATTCTTGTTAGACGTTTCTCTAATGTAACTTCTATGTCTTTATGTTCGGAGAGGTGATTTTTCATATGTAACTGCACATCCTTCAAATCATTTCTGATTATACCAACCATATAGAGTACGATGGTGATAAGAATAGGGGTAATGAAACGAAATATGATAAAAGTAGTTTTTTGTTTGCTCACATCCAATCCTCCACTTCTTTACGGCTTATTTCACTCTCTTCTTTATATCCACAATTTGTGCAGATGTAGTATCTTTTTACATTCTCCCATTTGATTTCCATCTCATTATCACAGTTTGGACATCTTACCATTTCCAACTACACCTCAATATCTTTTGTTCTTTCCCACGCCTCGTCTTCACTTTTGTTACCCTACAATGTCTGAGGAAGAAGCGTGCAAGTGAAGCGTGTCTCATAATGAAGAAAAGCAGTCGTCCTCGCAGGGTTAGGCGACTGCCCCTAAGAAAAAACTTTTAGCTTTCTCAATCGCTGCATCCAACCTATTCACGAGGTTGCGAACCACCATTACCACTTTCTTAAACTTAGATGATGGAATGATGGGAAAGAGGATGTTTACGACGACGGTTAAAATCTCTTTGATTGCCTTGACTACTGCCTGAAGGACACCTGCGAGACCTGCTAAGTTGACTGGTAGCCAACGTAACAATTTCTGAAGTATTTTCATCACCCCTCCTTTTTTCTACTGTTATTCGTTTTGTCTTTCCGCTGCAGTTTTGATACGTACCCTCTTGATAATTTTTATTTTTCTCTCGACAGGGAGTTTGTCGGGTTGTCTATCTGACATATCTTCTATAACCTCATCAATTGCCTGTCTTGCACGATTATCCCAACAATTCTGGAGCCACTCCTCTGGTGAGAGGACTACATATTTCATCGCCTTCATTTGTTCGTCGGTGTAGTTGATTATGATTTGACCCATATTACCTCCCTCCTAACTTATTTTATGAATTGAGAGATGATTGTATGTTTGACTGGTTGTGAGGGTAGTACTTGCTGTGCGAATGATGACTACTCTTATATCTGCATAGTCGTTAGGTGATAAGGTGAATACTGCACACCCCTGTCCAGTTTTATTTGTTGTTACTGTGGCATCTATACGACGGTGATCCATATTTGTGTGGAGAGTTCCATTTTTGTAGAGGTATAGGGATACTACATCACTCGCTGACCAATCAACCGTTGTCGATTCTACTGATGCGACAGCGAGATATTTTCCACCTGTGGTAGCTGTAAATCTGTAAGTAGAGGTATTCCACTCATTGTGGGTATCCCATTCTACGGTATTGTATTGAACTATGGTGGCACTATTGGAAGGGATGGTTTGACCAGTTGTACCTTTTACCTTTATACTTGACTGTTGTGGAATACTCACAATTCCCGCTGCTGTGACAGTTACTTTATTTGTTGCTAATGCGGTATCTGTGTTCTGCGAATGTCTCTTTGTGATTGCATCTTGTGCTGTTGCGGATAGGTTCGTATCCACTGCGATGTCACCGACCTTCGCAACTGTCCCTGCCCCCACTCCGTGAACTCCTGTTGTTGCCCCACTATGAGTATTTACCTTTGTCTGTGCTCCAGTTGCTGATTCTACAGTTGAAGAACCTACTCCGTGTACACCTGTCGTTACTCCACTGTGAGTATCTACCTTTGTCTGTGCCCCCGCTGCTGACTCAACTGTGGATGTACCTACCCCGTGTATACCTGTTGTTGTACTTGCGTGGGCATCAATTAAGTCCTTATTCCCCTTGACTGTCTCAGTCGTTCTTCCTGCCCCAGCAATTTCACTTACTGCACCCTCTACATTCGTTGCTGTGTATCTACCTGCACTATCCTCAATACCTATTTGGGATGCACCCTTTCCTGCTACAACTGAGAGGAGGTCATCAATCAATTGATTGAAGCGTTCAGTTAGGTGTTTAATTGTTTGTCCGAGTGGTGATTTATCAAATGGCATTTTTATCTCCAGTTTGGTTTTCCCACATTTGTCCAGTCCTCTGTGTTATTTAGTATATTTTCTTGATTGTTGAGAAGCAATGTTGGTTCTTCATTCCACACTTTTATGTTTGGTGCTGTTTCAGTCCAACTTGTGGTGTTTGGTACTTGTTCTGTCCAACTCATCTTTTTCTATATTATTTTAGTAATTTCAAAAATTGAATTTACCAACTTACGGCATAGATTGTACAAGCGGGTTACTCCAATACTCACCCACCCTCTCAGCACCTGCATCATAACCTCTTGCAATCGGTAACCAGTCTTCCGCACTGTGGTCACTTGTCAGACTTGATTGGTATAAGGGCACAGCAACTTCATTCTTCCAGTACGTCGCATCCTCAATTTCACGTAGGGAGAGGAAACCAAACATCGTTGCACAGGCAACAATCAACGCATCTTTCCTCAGTAATTCACTCTCTGCACTATCAGCGGTGAGGTCAGCTGGGTAGACTGAACAACGTAAATTGAGTGTGTATACCTTATCTGGGATGCGGTACAACTCAAAGTTTACCCCGTAGTCTACGTAGTATGTGGGACGTCCTTTGGTTGTCTGCTCTGGTCGAGGTACTTTTGTATCGAATTCACGGGGTGATACGTATACCAATTTACGGGAGGATGCACCATCTTGTAGTGTTATTGAGTATATGTCTTTCATACGGGTGGGGAAACCATACTTTTTCTGCCCATTTGCCGTTGTGGCAGTATATATCTTCCTCATCTCTTCCCAACTATGCCAATCTGCTATTAATGCCTGACCCCAATTGACCCACATATTTATTCTGGTGTCAGGAACACCATCAACTGTTCTTTTGATGTTACTCCTTACCTCTGCCCTTATCTCTGCCCTTGTCATATTTTCTCCTTATGTGCAATTCCGTGGTCAATTATTCCCTACCACGTATTGCTCCTGCAACTCCCTTACTTTCATTCAAGTGACCTCTCAACCTATTCTCTCTCCCACGCATTATCTCCCTCACCCTCTTACTCTCAATCTTCTCCACATTTCCACCCGTCCTCGAATATCTCCCTGGTGTTAACCACCATACAGCACGGGTGAAGTCATCATCGGGTATACCAAAGTCACCCATCCTTTCCCAGTATGCGTCAACAACGTCATCGTAGAGTTTTGTGCCTGGCTTCACATCAGACCACTTTACATCCTTGAATAACCCTTTATTTTGTTGTAGGTCACGGAGGACGACAGGTTCGAGTTGTGCGTAGTCACCTGTCATCCTTCCGTAATTCTCAAGTATTGCGATGTACTTCTTATTCGCTGGCATATTACCTCAATCCTACTGCAATAAAACTCACACCTGTCAAACCACTTAAATCAGTTGCATTAGGAACTTCTGTCCCTACATTTGCGGCAACGGTTGCACCTGTAAATGTATGATTATGAGCAGAACCTGCTCCTGTCGTGGCGTTCTGTGTGTAAGTTGCAGCAGTATTTTCTGTGTGGGTGTGAGCTGATTCTGAGGTATTACTTCCTGATGGAGTTATTTGTCTTGTAGGGTGAAGTACTTTCACTTTATTATTTGCCTTATCAAACTCAAACAAATAACCACTTTTCTGGTCGAATGTTACACGTAGTAGTCTCATAAATTTGTTTGATATACCCGTCAATAACTCCCCACCTGTCGGGTAGGAACTGTCGAAGTCGATTGTTCCTGTCAATATACCTAAATTTCTGCTGATGCGTTCTACACGGTCTGTGTCGAAGTTAATAGTTAGAGCCATCTTCTTCTCCTTGCACTCTCATCAATTGATGTATGTGCTGCAGTGCCGAGAGTGCCGTTTCCCTGCAGCACACACTAAATAAAACAAACGGATACGTGTTTAGTCAAGTTTTAGGTCAATCAGAGCATAGTCGGTGTCTGCATTTGCTTGTATAACACGTCCGAAGGCGTCGACTCCAGCACTTGTCACTGGACTACAAGCACCTGCTACTGATGATGACCAACCGACATTTTGTCCAGCTCCTATTGCACCACTAACAAGAACTGCTGTTGGTCCCTCTGTTTGGAGCCAGAAGTATTTGTTTGCTGCGACGTCGATAATAGGTGCACCTACCACTGCAGACGTCAAACCAGCAGTTGGTGTAACTACCACACTGTCATATTTGTTCTTCGTCAAAGTTACTCTATTAGTAGTTGCTAATGCAGTCTCAAGAGCGTCGTATAAAGTAACCGTGAGATTTGCAGATGCTGCTGCACTGGGGTGTGATTTGATACGATATGCTGTACCTGCTCCTGTCCCAGCGTTTACGTGGAGGTAACCATCTGCATATTGGTTTGCTGTTGCTGCAGTTGCACCTAATGTAACTGTTACCTCTGTTGCATCGACAGGTGTGGAAGCTGCAACATTTATATTTTTATGGTCGCTAATTGTTGCTGCTCCCTGTAACATTTTTCCTTTTCCTAATGCAGCAGTACCGTTCTTCGCATATCTGAAGATGCGGTCACCAAGTTGAAGTTGTAGACCAAGTCTACACTTTGGTGTGTCACTTGTCTCATATATGTCCTGCCCCACGACTGTAGGACCGACACGTCTGTTTAGTATTGTTGTTCTCATTTTTCTTCTCCTCTGTGTCCTTCTCATCGCACGGGATGAGAAGTTCAGTAATAATTAGTGCCGTGCCACCTACTCCATTACGTATTATGGAGTGTCGATGTTGTACATTACACCTTGCCTTTTGCAATTACTGCATACGACATTACCGACCACAACGATTTGTGCTACTCTGTCGTTTGGTTGGTCGATGACTGGCTTCCAATCAGTGATGTCGAAGTTGGCAATTGGGTCCACCACGAACTCGAGGAAGTTTGTGTTTAGGAAGTAGATGCTGTTCGCGGTGAGTGCGGGTGACCAAGTTAATGGTCTTCCCTTGTATGCCAAATCACCAAAACCGAGGTCAGCCAATGTCCTGTCGCCGATGTTGATGCGTCCAATCTCGAGACATTCACTCTCGTAGTATTCGTAGACGGTTTGGGAACAGATGAGTAGATTGGGGAAGCGTGTAACACCTTCACCTTGTTTCCCGCATTCATTGAACATTGTTGCCATTTCCTTCCGTAGGTAGACAGATGCAGACAAACCAGACATATTCTTTGTGTTGTTTCTCCACCAAGTATATGTTGCTCTGTCAATGCCTGCGACCGTCCCAGTTGTTGGGGTTGTAGCAACAATATTACCCAATCCATCTATCGCTTTTCCCCCGTCGCCTGTCCCATCACCGAATAAACTGTTTTCCAGCTTATCTATTAGACTGCTTTGTAGATTGTCTATCTTCGCATTCATCAGATTGATGATTGCTGCTTGACCTCTATTCTTTTGGTCATCTACAAAGTAGCGGACAATACTGCCGGCGAGGTAACGCCAGTCCCATCTCGCTACAGTGAGAGGTTGAGTGTCATTGATTGAGATTGTGTCGCCTTTCCCGAAGAAGGTGACTGTTTCATTTTTTGCGTATTGCAAAGGCACTTCTATCCACCTTCCACCTTGCTCTGTTCTCCTCTTTCCACCTTTGGTCAAGAGGTACCAGAAGGGAGTAGCATTGAATACCTGGTCGATTATCTGCTTTCTCCTCAGTTGGAATGTGGTGGTGTAGAGACTGTCAAGTTGTTCTAAATAACTAAGTGCCATTACTCACCTCTGTTTTCTTTGTTGAATAACAAGATGTTAATCAACGGATGTCTTCTTCCCGAATGCTGCTGACCACGCCTTCTGTGCTGCCTCATCTTTACTTATCTGTTTACCTTGTAGTATTGACTCGACGGCACCTGGCTTCTCACTCAGTGTCTTCCTCTCTTTCTCCGCCTGCTCACGTTCCCTCTCCTGTTTCTCCTCCATCTCTGCCCTTCTCTCCATCTGTGCTGTACGGTAGCATTTCTCCGATGGCCAAGTTGGGTTGTCCATTGCCACTTTGTACATCCTCTCAACTAAATCCTTCTGGTCGGATGTACGCTGTGTGGAGGGTGTGTTGAGGGCAGTTTCGAGGTCGGGATGTTTCATTGCGGTGATTGTAAGGTCAATTTGTGCAGCCATATTAGAGATACCTTCCTCAATCAATTGTATACGCTTCGTTAGTTCGTCCGAGGTACTTTTTAAACTACCCTTATATTGTTTCTCGAAGTGCTTCGCTATTTGGGAAGGTGTCATCTCATCGAAGTTTACTTCTTCTTCCATCACTGTCCCCGTCCCTGTTCTTGCTGCACCCTTCCTACTCTCAAGAAATTCGAGGTATTCTGGGCTGAGAAGTTCCTTATCAGCATCATCCAGTTTTTTCTCTAAGTCTGACTTCGCCGACTTGAGTTGTTCAAATTCACTCTTCATCGCATCTAATTGCGATTTGAGTGTTTCAAGGTTTTCGCCACCTTGTGCGTTTTCGCCTGTTTTGATGTCCTCGCCATCCATTATACTTTCATCCTCCTCTCTTGTTCAGGTATTTGTGAATATTTCCACTTACGGTAGTATTTCATCATTCCCCTCCACGCCACATCTATATCTCTACCTTTTACATCACCGACGAATTCTGCGGTGGCTGGTTTGTTGTTGTAGAGGTTAATGGTGATTGTTGCCTTCCATTCATTTGTTTTATCTGTCATATTTCCTCCTCCGTCATAGGAGTCGTGCTGCTATCAAATTACGCTTTTTACACTCTTCTTTTAATTGTCTTTTACTCGTGATGTGAATAGGAGTTTCGCAGATGTCGGTATATGTGTAGGGGGTGAAGAGTAATATGTTTGTTGATGGTGTACCAGAACAGTGGCATATACGTCTCCACCATCCACATTGGTTGCATTGTTCGGTATGTTCAATTTTTGAATTTACCATCTCTTCTCCTTCACATACATTGCACAGACCACACACAGCTACATCATCGCCCCCACCATCTGCTGTGCCCGTCTCGTGCGTGCTGCGAGATGAGCGGGTGATTGTAGTAATCCCTGTTGTTGGTCGACGAACTGTTCAACGGGCATAGGTTGCCCCATAGGTGCCTCAGGTGCCTCGGGTAGTAGTTGCAATGCGTCGATGTAGTCGAATTCACGGAGTAACATACGCATTAGGTAGTCGATGTTTGCACGGGGGTACTTCGAAAGTGCACCTATCAACTCCACAATTTCCCTCTTCTTCAATGCCTTCGTTGTTGGTGTCATACTCTCCACATCCACACGCACGTTATATTCCCCAGTTATTGCCTCTCCCGTGTATTCTATCCAATACCTCGCTGCATCATATCCCACCACTTGCACAATATGTCTCGTATCCCATCTCTTAAATATTATTTGATTTACCTTCCTCACAATATCAACGAGTGCATCTGCTAACATATCCCTTCTCTCATCCAGTCGTATCTCCTTTGCTATCGTTGCGATGTCTACCTCTCTCGCAGTTCTTCTCCCAGCAGGTATCTCACCCGCTGCTTGCCTACTCATACCAATCAACTCCCGTACATCACTCCTTATCACCTCTACCCACTGCACGAGGTCAGCAGGTATGTGTGGCTGTAGTTGTGTAACACTTGGCCCTGGTGACCCCTTTATCCTAATTACTGGTGCAACATTCTCACTTATCATCTTATCAATTTCATCCTGCGTGATGACATTCTCATCGACGAGGAATTTAAGTAGTGCCACACGTCGATGTAACATTGCCTGCGTCCTCGCCTCATTCACCTCTAATTGTTGCGGTTCCATAATTGCACAGTCACTTGGTCCCCAGTAGAGTTGTGTATCCTCATTGAATGTGATGTCTACGTACGGTAACCCCTCAATCTGTAATATATCCTCCTCAGGTTCTCTTATGTATCCATACCCATACACAAATGCAAATATCTCCTTCCTCTTCCTATCTCTCACCTCAAATATCTCCACCCAGTTGCTGATACTTGTCATATGTTTGTAGAAGTCCATTTTCTTACTATCCTTATATATCTGTTCGAGATGTGTACCTGTCAAATCACGTGTGTTGGTGTACTTCGCATCCGCCTTTATATCCTCTAATGGACGTATCACTCGATGACATATCCACGGACACTCATCAAGTGTGCGTGCACCGAATGGCACGATTATATCATCGGGGTCAATGCGTAACACCCAGGGCATACCTGGCTTCACATTTATGTTATACTCAATTGCCTCCCCCTTCCTCTTGCTGTATTGTGTCAATGTCGTATCACCTATCCCTAATTCTTCCTCCACTAATTTGGGTGCGAAGCCATACATACTGTCATACCCAATTTTCCATATCCCCCTATTTGTGAAGAAGCAGTCGAGTAGTGCTGTCTTCATCTCCTTCTTCACACTCATCTCTTGCATTAGCCAGTTGTCCACGCTCTCCACGACCTTTGCGTGTATGTCGAGGGGGATGGGGGAACCCATCTTGTATCGGGGTGTTATATTGATGTATGGATTTCTGAAGTAGATGTTTGGTATTAATGTGCGAGCCATTGCGTATGTAATATTATAAGGTAACACTTTAGATGTGGAGGATGAGTAACCAGGGAAATAACCTCTGTAGTATCTACGGTACGTCTCCCAGTCGTCACTGTTCCCGTACCTCTTCTTATATGTGACACCTAAATCAATTCTTTCCTGCCACTGTTTTAGTTCTTCACTTATCTGTTCAGGCATTTCCTCTCCTTTTTATCGCCTCCGCCACTGGTGACTTACGTCTCTCCCTATACTTCGCCCTCACCGTTGTCCAATACGCCTTCCCCGCAACTTTCTCCGCTCTCTCCCTACTCAACTTATATTTACTCATTGTTTCTCTCACAATTCTCTCGAATGTGGAGGAACGCATAATTGCACCTGGTTTCTGTTTCTCCCTCCACGCAAGTAATGCCTTTTTTGTTTTTGACATCTTACTAACACCTCTTCTCAATTGCATCAGCCACTCCACTTCTCCCTTTCCTCGCCTGACTCAATGCGATTGCTACTGCCTGCTTACGTGGGTAACCTGCACGTACTAGTTCGCTGATGTTTGTACTGATTGTTGCTCTACTTGTTCCTTTCTTCAGTGGCATGTTTCACCTCTCCTAATAACCAAAAAAGTGTTTTGTTTCCTGATATCTTTTATTTACCTCTACTGGTGATAATACACGATTGTAGATACGAACTTCATCAATGAAACCATCTATATGCCCAAAACCATCTGTTCTCCGTCCTATATTCAAAGCGTTTGTGGTAATAAGGTTATTTGTACATGTACCTGTAATTGGTTGAGAAACACCATTCAAATATATTTCAGTAGTGCTGCCATTATAATTAAAAACTAAATGACACCATGTTTTTATTCCTACAGAATTAAAAACCCCATCAGCGTAAACGGACAACTCATTGTTGTAAAAAACTCCTATATCATTTAAGTAACCAACATCTCCACCGACAAAGAAGCCCCAACCAGGATGCTTAGCAATAGTATAGTTAACAACTTGATGCTTATATCGGTTAAAATAAACCCAGACCTCTACAGTTAGATTTTTAGCAATTTGCAAACTCTCTGGGTTTCCAACATTCACGTAATTATTTACTCCATTAAAACTTAATGTAGAATGTCCTAAAGGGGTGTTCGCCCAAGATGCTCCATAAACTACTCCCGTATTGCTTTTTTTTGAAATATCAGCAACAATTTCTGATTCCCTTCTACTTAAACTACCTTTTATCCACAGTACGATAGAATCATCAACAGGACAATGGGTAAATGGCACAGTAAATTGTTTTAGTAAAATGTCATCCATAATTACTTAATGGAACAAGCTTATTTTCTTCTTTAGGTAACTCTACAATCTTAAGGTACTTCTGCATATTCTATATTATATAGAAAAAAGTTTGAATGCAACAGTGATTGCTCCACTATCAGCAACGAACTTTGCACCAATCTTAATTGACCCTTCTATAAAGAGTCCTTGAATTAGAAAGTCTCTGTATGTGGGTGCTCCTGTAATTTTCTCTACAGTGTGTACTGTGTGTAATACGTCTCTGACGTTAGTTCCATCAATTGCAATTTGATTGTATGTGTTAATAGTTAAATTTCCTGCTGTGTCCTCTGTCGGTTTCTCAATAGCAAGTAGGAAGTTAATATTGCCAGGATGTATTGACAAAGTACTGGGGAATGTAATTACACCAGTGAGTTTCTCAACTGTCAAATTATCACCCGCTGCAAATGCAATATTGCCACTCGCAATTTCCAATGTAGGTCTCCCTATGGGTACTACTCTCGCTACAGGCATTTTTTCCTCCTTATTTCATTAACTTTAGTTTGGTAAATTCAATTTTTGAAATTACCATCTCGGCTTCTCCAATAAACCCGTACCTTCCAATTGTCTATCAAACGGATATTTGCTCCTTCTATTTCTATTCCATAATGACTGATACATCTCATCAATCGTCGGTAAGCGTCTCCTTACCTTCTCAGGTATATGGACACGCTCCGTTGGATATATTCCCTCAATCTGCCAGGCGAGTGCATCAAGCAAATCGTCGTGTTTCCCAGCGGGAAATGTAAATAACTCATCCTCCAACTCACGCATACCCCTCTTTATATGTATAACTCCATTTTCAAACATCGGTTGCAACCTCTGCCGTATACGTGCCTCCTTATTCCTCCCCTTCGTCTTTACTGCCTCCAGTATGAAATACACACCCCTCCTCTTCATCGCCTCTCTATATGCAAATTGCAGATGTGCATACCTATCTGTCTCCACCCTTATCTTCGCCGCTTTATCCTCTATTGCAAAATCAATCGCCTGATTTATTGCCTGCTCATCTGTTGCCCTCCTCCTCGCATATCTACGCACATACACCCCTCTCTTCGTATGCTTGCAAGAGACAATCCCTGTGTAGTCCTGCGATTTCTTCCCAGTTGGGGGGTCAGCTGGGTCGTGTGTCACTACACCCATTCCCTCCTTTGGTAGTTCATTCTCCTCATAATAGGCAATCCAGTCAGGTTTGAATGTCATAAATTCCTTCGCTAATGGTTTATTTAAATATAAAGACGAGAAGAGGTAGCTACCCATTGTAAGTCTAATTGTCTCCAACCTATTTATTGAGAATCGTTTGTAGAGTGGCCTCTCATCAACAATTGCAGGCCTATCAAACACATCATACCCCCCATTTTCGAGGATGTAGTTAATGTGGTCATATGATGCCCATCTTGTACCAATCACAAGTATCTCATCACTCTCATCTATCAGTAGGGGAGGTGCCAGTTTTAAAAAACCCACTGCTTGCTCTATATCATCCCTACTCGGCATTATTTCATCACCAACCAACTCATCCTTCTTTGGTGCAACAATGTCATCGAGAATTAAGCAATTGAAGTGGCGTCTAATGATATTCGCACCAACACCAGCACTCTCAAATGTCGCCTCTGGGTAGTCCTCCTTCCTATTCAAACAAGCGTGTCTATCTGACCATCGTGTGTGGTTGAAGTCGGGTATACACTCAGGAAATAACAGTTGATACACCTTATTACTCTCCACAATTGCACGTATCGCACGCACTGTCTTCTCCGCATTTGGCGACGTGTTGCTCACCTGCAATATGCGTGTGGATGTATCACGGGTGGCACGCCACAGGGCATACAACGTCGCACAAATCGTCGTCTTCAAATGTGTCCGAGGGAGGATAATTAACTTCCTATTTCCCGAGTGTTGCATAAAGTGACATAATTGTGTGTGGAAGTCAGCATCATACCACTCCTTCGGCATTATTGATTGACAGAAATAGGAGAAGTCATTTAATAACATCTCCCTCGCACAATCAATTCCCTTATTACTCGCTTTCAGTAACATCGCTCTCTAAATCTTCCTCCCTAACTATCGGCTCTTCTTGAACTACTGGTTTCTCTTCTTCTCTTACTGTCTCACTCTCAGCCGTCGGTTTTTCTCTCATAATTGGTCTGTCATTTGGCGGTTGCATCTCAATTTCAGATTTTCCTTCTTCAATAATTTCCTTCTCTTCATCCATTACACTCCCCTCCTTTCTTTTTTCCGTTGCATTTGTCACATATGATATACCTGTTGTATGTGGTGATGTACGTGACGTACATCTCATCTCCTCCACCGCCCTATTCAACGCCATTATCAACCCTTCACTTGCATCCACATCAATCTCCATCTTCCCCTCAATCTTCTGTGGTGGTGCAACAACACCACTTCTATCAAGTATCTCCCTCGCAGACATCTGTCTCTCCCTCGATGTCTCCGCTCTCAACTCACCCACCAATACATTCGCTGCATCAATTGATGCGTCAGAGAGTATCTTCTTCGCCACCTCTACATTCAACAGACTCGGCTTCTCTCCCTCCACACGAACGAACTCATTATATACTTCCTCCTCCATCTTCCTCTTCTCCTCCTTGAACAACGGTGAGTTTGCAATGAGTGATGCACGTGCTACCGTATATCCAAGTTCCTCCGCCGCATCCTTCAACGGTACACCAGCAATCAGACGTCTCATCAATGCACGGTGTCTCGTGCTCACCTTTTGCGGTTGTAATCTCTTCGTTGCCTCTGAGTACTCTTGGGTATCTTGATGAATAGGTCTATTATCTTCCATTATTTAATTTCCCCGTTTTCCCGATTACATTTCATAGGTTTAAAATTTTAAAGATTAAATTTATAACTCATTCTATTTCAATGAGTTATGTATCTCTCTAATATAAGTATATCATATAAATAGGTATTTGTCAAGAAAAATTTTAAGAATTTTACCGACGAGAATGAAAAAAAAAAGATGGGGTATTACCCTTTACTGATGGTAATACCCCATTTTCTTTGGTGTGTAAATCTAAACTTATAACTCTGTGTATGCTCTCTCTTTGACTTCTTTGCCCTCTCTCTCTGCTCTCTTTGTCCTTGATGATAATTCTGCTTGCTGTCTAATGTGTGCCTTTGCTACGCAGTAATCAACAGGCAGTTTTTCAATTTTGAGGTAATTTGCTAACTTACTTGCCAATTCCTCATAGTCATTATACGATACTCTCAACTTTCCATATACTACTTGTCCCATTATATATCACCTCCTTCCTTATTTATATTTTCTGTCTACTTAACATAGATGTAACATATGACAAGTGTGTGGGTATGTGCTATTACTTGAAGTATATCATATAAAATTATATCTGTCAAGTATTATTTTTACTTTTTTTTTATACTTCTCTGTCTATCTAATTATACATTGAATTGTATGTCTGTAAATATAATATCTAAATTTATATATCTCAATATAACTTACCAATGTGATGTGTGTATGATGTATATATAAATGTAGATGTAGATGTATATGTAGAGACACGGAGAAATGCGGATTTGGGTCAGATATTTATGGGGAGTCTTGTATTATTTACATAAGAGGAGGGGGGAGTGTGGTGATGGTCATTGGTGATGGTATTTATAATACTATTTATGATAGCAATTTTATAATGGTAATTACTCGGTTATTATCTTGTGTCTGTTATCTTGTGTATGTTGTTTGTGGTATTGTGTGGGGGTATCTCTTGAGATAAAAAAAGCGGGGTATCAATGGAGTAATACCCCGCTATCTTTGTGGTTAGGAAGTGATTATATGTCTGTATATGACTTTACTTTTACTTCCTTTCCTTCCTTTCCTGCTCTCTTCTCTCTACTTACTAACTCCGCCTTTACCCTTATATGTGCCTTGACTACTGCGTAATCAATAGGTAATGTGTCAATTTCCAAATAGTTAGCAATCTTCTTTGCTAACTCTTCCAATGATGAATAACTAATCCTCAACTTGCCATATGTTACTTGTGCCATTTCTCTTTCCCTCCTTTCTTGCCATATATTTACTACTTTTAGAAGTAGTAGTGGCAATCTCTCGTCGTATATTTCCCTTGTCTATCATCAATTAAAGTATATCACAAAAATAGTAATTTGTCAACTATTATTTTAACTTTTTTTTTATACTCAATCTGTTATAGTTATTTGTTATAATTATTAATTATACTTATCAATTATAACAATAAAAGTATAACTTGTCAAGTAATTTTTTAACTTTTTTATAGTTAATAATTATAGTTATCAATTATAGTCATTTGGTGGTATGTTCAAGTGCCCCTTTTGTAAGCCATTGATTTTAAATGATTTACAAATTGTTAGTATAAGTCATTGATTGTCAATGGTTTGTAGAAATATCGTAAGTCTTTGACACTCAATAAGTTAACCTCAATTTCCATACGGCGTATGGTTTTTGTCATAACTCATTGATTATCAACAATTTAGCGGTATGGAACGCTAAACTTGGAGAAGAGATGAAAGTCATTGACACTCAATGAGATATGTCAAATTATGGAATTATGGAATTATGGAAGGGTCTCCTGCCTTCTGTCCCTCTCTTTTTTTTTTTTTTTTTTTTTTTTTTTTTTTTTTTTTTTTTTTATTATATATATAAGAAAAGACAAAGACACCCCCACCATACGCCATAATTCCATAATTTTATCCTATCCCCTTGTCTCTCAATCACTTACAACTTTTTCTCTCATCGCTCCGTATGGAATTTCACTTTTCATTTCTTCTATCCCCTTATATCTCAATCACTTACAAAATCCACCCGTATGGAATGACCATCTCTCTCGTCGGACTTCATCATTTCATCTACACATTTTGACATACACACATACACATTTATATAAATGAATGACAAAATACCAGAACCAAAAATGACAAAATGTCAAAATAGGGCAATTACACGCCAAATAAGGGCAATCAGGATTTAGTAATGGTTTATCATTACTCAACCCAAGATTGCCTTACTACAGGGCAGAGAGAGGGCAAACTTATCTACTTATTCAATTATCTGACATTACCTATACATCATATATTCACACATCTATACATCATATAAATGTATAAATGACACACACATCATTATCTCATTTACATTATCAATCTCAAATTCTCATTGGCAAATTCTCGTCGCTAAATTAAGAAAAAAAGTTAAAATTTTACTTGACAAATATATTCTTATATGATAAACTTTAATTAGAATAATCTAATTTTAAATTGAAATTTGGGATTGACAAATGGGATTCTTCCAAATCAAATCAATTAGACAATCAAATCATCTATTCAAATTTCATCTATTCAAATTTCATTTATTCAAATCTTATTTATTTAAAATTTCAATCTCTATATTTATAGTCAAATTGGTAATGATGATAACAGACATAAATAACAGATGAAAGGAGGTGAAAAAGTTGGGACAGTATTACCACATAGTAAATATTGAGAAGAAGCAGTATATCGACCCTCATAAGTTCTATGATGGGGGTAAACTCTTGGAGTTCGGGTGTGCCAGTAATGGAACGATGACCGCTTTAGCAATTCTGTTAGCAGATGGTAATGGCAGAGGTGGTGGAGATTTACGGTCTGATGACCCTATAATAGGGTCTTGGGCTGGTAATAAGATTGTCATTACTGGTGATTATGCTGATGGTGGGAAGTTTATCAATAAGGGAGAGATGAAGAAACTTTATAAGAGATATTTAGAAGAACAGAAGGAAAGAGACCTTGGACAAGAGGTTAAGGACAGTTATGCTGGACTAGACTCTAATTTATACAGTTTGAGCCACTACTTCTTTGAAGATATTTCAGAGAAAGTAATTAAAGCAATGAAGGATGACTCTTATGTTAAACAGGAGTTTGAGGAAAAGGAACAGAAACTTAAATTTCTATTGGGAAATAACAGATAAAAGGAGGTGAGGAAATGAGTCAGGTGGTCTACGGATTCAGGTATGTTTTTGGAGCGGGTTTTGCTCTACTACTCTGGTTCGGTATCTGCTTCTTGGGAGTGATTCTGTATGATTGGGTAAAGAATAGGGATGCCGTATGATTCCGTATAAGTGGGTAAGAGGATGATGACAGATGAAAGGAGGGAGGTAGAAATGGGTAAGAAGGAGTATATTTGTCCTAATTGTAATCAGAAACAAACGGTGGTAGTTGAGAGGCAGTATGTTCTCTACAGTTATGATTTAGAGAAGGAAGCGTGGAAAGGGGAAGGAGATGAGGGAGGTGAAAGGTGGGAGTGTCCCGAATGTGAGAGGGAGTTACCAAATGAATTGGTGGAGGGTTTGAGTATATTTTAGATGAGATTGGTTTGGTAGAGTAGTAAAAGGAGGTGGGAGATGAATAGGGAGATGCTGAAGTGGGGAGAAGTGATTGAACAGGAGGCGATAAGGTTGTGGAAGGAAGAAGGGCTACCTGCGATGTTTTCCTTCTTGAAGGAGACGGTTGATTTGAGTGATGGGGAGATTGAGGAGGTAGTAGAAGTGTGGAGAGAAGGGAAGAGTTCGTATCCGTATGAGAAGTTGTTGAGTAAGGTGATGTGGTCGTCGACGATTAAGTAGTTTATTGTAAAAAAAAAAAAAAAGGGGGGAAGTAATGGAGCAGAGATACCCCAAAGAAATAGACGAATTTTTAGAACAAAAACCAACCATTTGCGATAAATTTCAAGAAGCTGAAAAAATGTGGTTTCCACCTGAAAGATTAGAAAGAGACGAATTAGAAAGTTTAGCTTATGGATTATATTCTGTGATAGAAGAGATGTATTCAATGGGTTTAGCTATGACAGAGAAATTGAGGGAATATAAAAGGATTTTTGCGGATTTAAAGGGAGGAAAGTAATGGATTTGGAGAAGTATGGTGTCCACCATAAGTTTGATTGGAATTCATTTGTTGTTTTTTGTATGTGTGGTGTTATTGCTGTGGTGACATTATTGATGGCGTGGTTTGTGGGGAGGTAAATTATGGAAGAGGAGAGACAGAGTGGTGTATGGCAGTCGGAGATAGAGTGGTTGTATAGACTGATGCCTGATGATGTGCTCTCTGGGTTGAGGAGGGTGATTGAGTATGCGATTGAGGTGGGGGAGTATAAGAAGTGCCCTGTGAGTTGCGGGACGATGAGGTATTTGTTGTTGCTGATTGAGAATGAGAGGAAGATAAGAAGGTTGGAGAGTAGTGGTATGACATATGAGGAGGCGAGGAGGTCGTTGTTGCCACCCCCCTCAGAGATTGAGGAGGAAGGGGTTTCACAGTTACCACAGTCTGAACTGTCGTTGGCGGTTGAAGAGGAAGAGGGGTATATTGATTTATGAGGGTAGGTGAGAAATGAGAGTGATGAAGGAGGAGCAGTTGGTGTTTGACTTTTATGTGGAGGATAAACCGTGTCGCACTTGTGCGTATGCGTCGTTTAACCTCAATGGCTGGTTACTGTGTGTATATTGTGGGTTGGGACAGATTGGTCTCCACTTCAGTCTGAGGGGAGGGAGGTATGTAGATTTACCTGATTATTGTGTTTGTTATAAGAGAGGGGGTGAGAAGATGCCGTATATAAATGTGAAGAAGTTGACGGAGCAGGAACTGCGGGAGGAGTTGAGAAGGATAAGAGAGGAGAGGTGTGGTGTTGGAAGGAAGAAGAGAAGAGAGAGTAGAGAAAGGAGGGTAAAAAGTGCAAAGAAGGAGAAGGAGTATATTGACTTGTAATTCTGCCAAAGATAGTAGTAGAAAAGAGGTAAATTCAAAAATTGAACTTACCAATAAAAAAGAGAAGATTTCTACTTCCCTCCTCCAGTATAGGAAGTCACTCAATAATAAAAGTGAGGAGGTGAAGAAGGAGGCACTGCGTATATGTGGTAATGATTTATTGAATGTGAAGTTTGCGTTGTGGGGAGCGTTGCAGAGGGTGGAGGAGATGATGAGGGAGAGGAGGGAGTGATGAGAATAACGAAGGATGACCTAAGGGCGTTGGAGAAATGGGTGAATCGATTACTGCGTAATGTGCAGGTGAGGGTTGAGTATCGTAATGGTCATACTGCAATTGATATGCACCATCATTCGAGTGGGAGATGTATGCGTACAGTTTTAACTGGCTTGACTAAGAAAGAGGCGGGAGATGTGTTGTATGCTATTGATGTTATATTGAATTATGAGAAAGAAGGAGGTAAGAAATGAGTCAGGTCTTTCAGGGACTCAGTTGGGGATTAGGTTTTTTCTTTGCTCTACTTATCTGGCTTGTTATCTATTTCGTTGTTGCCTTACTCGTGTGTTGGATAAAGAACAGGAAATGGGAGGTGAAAAGTGACAAGAGATGAACATTTATCGGAGAAGGCAAGGAAGGATTATGAGGAAGGATGTAGAAGTAAGATTAGGAGGACACCCGTGTCCCCTGACCGTTGTGTGGAAGGAGAAGATTACTTTTATTCTTGTCCTAATTGTGGTAATTTTCTCTTCTCCCTTACTGACTGTGAGAGGTGTGGGCAGCGTATTAAGTGGGCGCCTGTGTTTTGATGTTACCATATAAGAGAATAAATGAGAGGAGGTGGAGATGAATAAGGTTGAAAATTCACGATTTTTCGACGGAGTGCTATGTATCGATTTTGTTAACCCTACAGTGGTGTCATTCACCACATATTACGATAACATTACATTAGGTATACATCAACTGACACCAACTGACTTGACGTTGTTACGTGATGTGATAGATGAGGAAATTAAAAGGCTGAAGGAAGCTGAAGTTAAGGGAGATGTGAGGAGGTAAGTATGGAAATGGAAACTTATGTTTGTCCTGTCTGTAGAGGAAAACAGGAAAGCGTTATTTGTTGGGTAACGTCAAGTGTTGCTTATGAGTTTGATATAAGAACTGGGAGAGGAGAAGAGGTAAATAGAAGGGGAAATACTGAAGGGTGGGTATGTCCTGAATGTAATGGAGATTTACCCAACAAGTTAATTGAGGAATTATGTATCTCTTTAGAACAGAGGGAAGTATCAATGGAGGAAAGGAGGTAATGATGAAGAAGATTGAGAGTGTATATTTCCATCCGTTGACGTTCTATATCAATTTCACAAGGGAGGCATTGGTATCACTCAACACATATTATAAAAGTGTGGAGTTGTCGATGTACGAGTTAACAGTGAATGACCTAATGTTGTTACATAATGTAATAGGTAAGGAAATTGAAAGGTTAAAGAAGGTGAAAGATGATGATATTTGTGAGGAGCGAGTGCTGTTATTTAGTGACTCACAA